GAAACTCTGCAACGTAATTGACTGGTCTTGGTGGTGGGTTGTTTCACCAATATGGATTTACTTCGGGGTTGTCATAATAATTACTATTATTATCTTATTAATAAGCAAATAACACTTAAATAAAAAAGGGGAAGAAAAAGAATGAAAAACAATCAGCAATACAACAAGCACAAAAGGCGCAGTCACAGGTCGCACAAGCAGAGCCTTGTCGGTATGCAACTGTCAAAAACGGCGAGACCTGACTCGCTGAGCCTTAGACGGCTTCACCGTATGCTTTTCAGCGGAAAATACCGCTTGTACTAACCCACAACAGCACCGCTCGGCTGTTCAAATAATTCCGTTCATTTCCGTGCAATAACCTCGGAGCGGCGAGGGACGAAAGGGGGCGAGACTATGAAGCGCATTATCGGTTAATCCTATCAAGCCTTGCCGGACCGCAACTACAATTTAACAATTCGAATGACAGCATACAAATTCAATTTTATCAACAACAATTTCAGCGGTTCGGCAAGGCGATATTATTCTAATTAAGAAAATAAAATTATATATTCACAATTCTTTTTTGAAGGAGCGGACAAGCTCCTTTATATCCTGCTATAGGAATTAATTAAGTGACGAAAGCCCAACGCTTTATTATAATGAAAGGTTACATATATGTTTGTTTACAAGGCAACAATCCAGAGCGGTCCGCTGCTTGAGGTCAAATACTACAAGTCAATACGTCAGCGCGGAAAAAGGAATGTTGCCCGCAGCATCAACCGTTCATTAACACCTGACAAAATGCAGAGAGCTAACAAAATCAGGTCAGAGCAGAACATAAGGCGGCTTATCCTTTGCAACTTCTCGGAGGGAGATAGGTGGGTGCGCTTTTCCGCTCCTTATGTGAAATTCACAGAAAAAGAGTTTGAGCGCGTTGTCAGCAACTTCTTCAAGCGCGTGAAGTATCACGCATCAAAGGCGGGGTTAGAGTTCAAGTACATAGGCTTTGTTGAATCCGGCAAGAAGGGTGAGAACTGGCACTTGCACATTATCATCCCGCGTGAAGTCTCCGCTATAGCCGAGAAGTGCTGGAAGTGGAAAAGCGGAATTTATAACAAGCCGCTTTACCTCGACGGTGCTTTCAAGGACCTGTCTAAGTACATATCAAAAGACGCGGCGCGTCACAAGGACATCGGAGCGAACAAGCGAATCAAAACATCAAGGAACCTACAGCGCCCGACGGTTCAGGTCAAGGAGCACGTCAAGCGAGAGTATCAGAGAATCGAACGCACGGGAGAAATCAAAGTACCGAAGAATTATTATCTGCTCAAGGATGATAGCTTCAGTGTTAACGAGATCACCGGTGCGGTTTTCAACTTTTCATTTTTGCAACTGAACGCCCGCCAATGGTGGGGAGAAGATAAAGCCGAGGATTTTTTATAATCGCTCGGCCGTAATGCTACGCCTTAAGGAGTGAGACTGATGGGCAGACATAAAAAACTTGATTTGACTTTAGCAAAGCGGCTCGACTCAATAATGCAGCAACGCCGCTTATATCCGTCTGACGTTTCAAAGCTCACGGGAATTAAGGTCAGGATGATACACAACTACATTTCCGGCACCTGCCAGCCGTCGGCGTTTATGGTCAAGAAGCTCGCCGAGGGTTTGAACGTGTCCGCCGATTATCTTCTCGGCGTTGGAGAGCAGTAGAAAACAGTGCAACAAATTGCACACTTTATTCACTAAAATGGTAGTAAAGAGACAATCTTTACTGCCTTATTTTTTTTATGACAAACCGTGTTGTTACAGTCGAATGGATTAAAGAATTAATACGCAGCGGCGACACCGCGCCGTTCTATAACACAAGGGCATGGGGCGAACTCAGAGACCGCAAGCGCAAGGCTGAGCACTACGAGTGTGAGCGTTGCCGAGCAAAAGGAAAGTACAGTCCCGGCAAGGTCGTTCATCACAAAAAGTATCTTCGATACTTTCCTGAGCTCGCGCTTGATTATGACAACCTCGAATGTCTTTGTGATGAGTGTCATTACGACGAACATCACAGGGCAGAGAACAAGCCGCAGCTCAACGAGGAACGCTGGTAACCCCCCCGGGTAAAAAATCAAAAAAATTTCGGCGTTTTGGATAACGGCGGCAGGGTAGACAGTTTGGAAATCTCGCGCACGCGAGAAATTTTCGGGGAAGGAGAGAGGCAGAATGGCAAAGTCAAAAAAGGCAATCAACGTTGCCGTCGTTAGCAAAAGCAAGAAGCAAGTCCGTGAGGATTTGGTTGCTCAGCTCAGGGCGATGGGCGCGGATGTTCTCGCCTTCAAGGACCTTATTGACCGCTATATGTTCTACCGCGATATGGAAATCAAATTGCAAAAAGATATTGCCAATCGTGGCTTGGAGTTCGAGGCGAAGTCCGCAACTGGCAAAATCTACATGAAAGAAAATCCCAGTGTGAAAAATGCCGTTATTTACAACAAGCAGTGCCTCGCAATCCTTAACCAGCTCGGTCTTAACACAAAGACTATCGAGCCGAACACGGAAGATGATGAGCTTTGACGCTTAACCGCTATATTCAGGATTACATTGACCTTGTAGAGAGCGGAAAATACCGCGTTTGCAACGACCAGATTTTATTAATCGAGTTCGTCAAAAATGTTTTCGAAACTGAGAGTGTTTACGTTGATGACGAACAAGCTGAACGTTATTTTGAACTCCAAAAATATTTCGAGTACAAGCTTTTTGAGTGGGAAAAATTCTGTTTTGTTCTCCACAACTGCACTTACTCAGCACCGGGCGTTTTACGCTTCCCGACGCTTATAATCGTTGTGTGCCGCGGCGCTGGCAAAAACGGCTATTTAGCATTTGAGGATTTTGCTCTGCTTACTCCTGTTAACGGTATCAGAGAGTACGACATAGATATTTGCGCGACCTCTGAAAAGCAGGCTAAAACCTCATTCTTTGACATTTACAATCTCCTTGAGCGCAACCAGAAAAAGATGAAAAAACACTTTTACTGGAATCGCACAGAGATAAAGAATTATAAAACAAATTCAACAATCCGCTACCGAACCTCGAACGCAAAGAGTGCCGACGGCGGACGTCCGGGCAAGGTTGATTTTGACGAATACCACGCTTATGAAAACTATGATTTAATCAACGTGTTTCGGACAGGCTTCGGCAAAAAGCCTATGCCGCGTGAAACCATTACCACCACGATGGGCGATGTTCGCGACGGTCCGCTTGATAACCTCATTTCCGACGGCGAAAGCATCTTAAAGGGAGATATTCCTGATAACGGCATTTTGTTTTTCTTCTGCCGGCTTGACTCTGACGATGAGGTTCACGATGAGGCGAACTGGTACAAGGCAAATCCGAGTTTGCAATATTTCCCCGAATTGCTCAGGGAAATGCGCAAGGAATATCAAGAGTTTTTGCGAGATAACTTTGGCAACGCGTCATTTATGACCAAGCGAATGAACCGTCCGTTTGGAACAGCGGAAGAACCTGTCACCAAATGGGCGAATATCCTCGCAACAAACCGTCCGATTATCAACCTTGAAGGCGAACGGTGCGTTTTCGGCATTGACTACACAAAAATTAACGACTTTTTGTGTGTCGGCTTATTGTTCATTAAAGACGGATTTATTTACTGGAAGTCGCACTCTTGGGTATGCGAGAACAGCCGCGATTTATCGCGCATCCGTTTCCCGATAAAAGCGGCAGCGGAAAAAGGATTGTTAACGCTTGTTAATGCCGTTGAAATTCCGCCGGAGCTCCCGGTTGAATGGCTCGCGGAGCAGAAGGACCACTATAAAATCATTCGCGGTGCGATGGATAACTACCGATTAACGGTTCTCAAGCGTCCGCTTGAACAAATCGGCTTTGACCTCAACAAGAAAGAGGGCAACAACAACCTGTGGCTTGTCCGTCCGTCAGACATAATGCAGGTTCAGCCTATTATATCAAGTGATTTTGATAATCAGCGCATTATTTGGGGTAACAATCCGCTTATGCGCTGGTACACGAACAACACCAAGGTGGTCAGAGCCAAGAACAACAATTACACATACGACAAAATCGAGCCGCGAAGCCGTAAAAATGACGGTTTTATGGCACTCGCAGCGGCGTATACGCAGAAAGACTATTTGCAGTCGAATGCAACGATTACAAGCGCACAATTCGACTATATGAAAGTCTACACATTTTGAGGAATCGAGGTGATTATTTGAATTTTATTGAGTTTATAAAATCCAAGCTCATAGGTCGAAAATCCTATGAGCTTGATTTAAAAACCTTTGATGAATTTTTTGAGGAGACCCTTGAAACCTCGAAATTTCATTTGTACGAAATTGCCTTGTACACGGCGATTGATTTAATCGCCCGTACCCTGTCAAAATGTGAATTTGTTACCGTGGTAAACCACGAGGAGTATTACGGCGACGAATACTACCTCTGGAATATTCAGCCAAATAAACATCAGACTAAAACAGAATTCTTAATTCAGTTTTTCTCTAAGCTGATTTTTGAGAATGAAGCTCTGATTTTCGAAACCGCGGACAGGCAGCAGCTCCTTGTCGCTGACAGCTTTGGCAAAACCGAGTACGCGATTTTTGAGGACACTTACAGCGGCATAACCGCCCGCGGTTACACGTTGGGGCAGACGTTAAAATCCTCAAAGGTTATCGTCCTTAAGTATAGCAATGTCGCTCTCCGTCACCTGCTCGGCGATATGTGTAAAGCATATCAAGAACTCATTACAGCGGCAGAGGAGCGTTATAGAAAATCCACCGGTCATAAAGGCGTTTTGGAAATATCGACAGCCGCCCAGGGCGACACGGATTTTGAGAAGAATTTTAACGACCTTTTGCAAAACCGGTTCAAGCAGTATTTTAACGCGAAAAACGCTGTCCTGCCGTTGTTCAACGGCTTTAAGTATTCCGAGCCGACGACCGAAGCCGGTAAAACCACCAACTCAGAAATTAACGATATTACGAAGTTGAAGGCAGAGGCGGTGAACGCTGTCGGCAACGCGCTGCATATCCCGCCGGCATTGATTACCGGTGAAGCCTCACAGCTATCCGACGCCGAATCCGCTTTTATTGCCGGCGCAATAGATCCCATCGCGCAAATGCTCGGCCAAGAGATTACCGCAAAGCGTTACGGTGTTGCCGACTATAAAAAGGGCAACTACCTGTTTATCGATACCACCTACGCGCGGCACATTGACGCTATTTCGTGTGCCACCAACCTCGACAAGGCGATTGCAAGCAGTATTTTGAACCCCTACAAGGCACAAAAGTACTGCAATATGTTGCCAAGTAAAGAGGATTGGGCAAAGGAATATCAAATCACAAAGAATTATCAAACGCAAAGCGCAACGAAAGGGGGTGATGAATAATGTTGAGAAAACAATTTGAAGTTAAACAAATCAAAGAGAGCAAGGTGCTTGATTTATACCTTTACGGAGAAATTACCTCTGATTGGTACGACTGGTGGAGCGGTAAGATTATCGAATCAACAACCTCAGCGGATTACGTCCGCAAGGCTATTGATGAAGCCGGAGACGTTGACCAAATCAACGTTTATATAAACTCTATCGGTGGCTCGGTGTCAGAGGGTAACGCGATTTACAACATCCTTAAGCGAGCCAAAGCAAAGGTTACAACCTATATCGACGCTTTCGCTTACAGCGTAGCTTCGGTTATTGCTATGGCAGGCGATAAGGTCGTTATGCCGAGTAACACTACAATGATGATCCACAACGCTATGATGGGTTGTTTCGGAAACAGCACCGAGCTGAGAAAAGCCGCGGACGACCTTGACAAGATTAATGAGGCAAGCTGTAACACTTACCTCGTTAAGGCTGGGGATAAAGTCACGCGCGAACAGTTAACAGAATTCCTCGACAAAGAGACATTCTTCACCGCCGATGAAGCGCTGGAGTATGGCTTATGTGATGAAGTCGTTGACCCCGTCGCCTTCGATGAAAGTAAAGAGGAAGTTATCAAGCAGGCGCTTGAAAACAAGAACCCTGTCGCTCAAAAAGTTATGGAGCGCATAAAACAAGCTCAGGGCACCCCGCCCGAGCCGAAACCTGCTCCCGAACCTCAGCCGCCCGCTCAGAAAGAGCAGGATTGCTTTGAATGGTTTGCGGAACAGTTTAATCTTAATTAATCAAAATCGAAAGGAAGATGAAAATGACAAATTTAGACACAAACAAAACCGCTATCCAGGTTTTTAACGAAGATTTCAAGGCGGCTATGGAAGCTAAGGATTTTGAAGCAATCGGAGAAGCCGTGCAGACTTACAGTGAGAGCGTCAGAGAGGAAATTCTTGATATTGCAAGAGAATATCAGCAGACAGCCGACGCATCAATCCTTGCAAGCCGCGGCGTGCGCCAGCTTACAAGTGCTGAGCAGAAGTTTTACGATAATCTTATCGCGTCAGCATCCTCGGAGGATCCCAAGCAGGCACTCACAGGCGGCGAAAAAACATTTCCGCAGACCGTAATTGATACGGTTATCGAGGACATTGAGAACGCTCACCCGCTGCTTGCGGCGCTGAAAATCACAAACACATACGGCTCTGTCAAGTTCGTGTTTGCGACTGACACTAAGCAGCTCGCCTCATGGGGTCAGCTTACTGCGGCTATTACTCAGGAGATTTCAGGCACGATTGAAGCAGTTGAGTTCAGGTCCAACAAGCTCACTGCGTTCATGCCGGTGCCTAAAGACATTCTCGATCTCGGTGCGAGCTACGTTGACGCGTATGTAAGAAAGATCCTTGCGGACGCGCTTGCATGCGGATTGGAGTACGGCGCGATCTACGGTACAGGCAACAATATGCCTATCGGAATGACAAAGAACCT